GGATTGCTGATTACAGAGAAAAATGATGGTGGAAAAGCTTCGTTGTATTCTTTGGTAACAGAAAGGGGGCAAAAAAATCATCTATTAGATTCGATGAGAGAGATGGGAATTATTGGCAATAAGCACATACCGCATCTTTATAAGGCCAATTCCCGCGAAATTAGGATGCAGGTTTTGGCAGGAATATTGGATGCTGATGGATATAAAAACCGAAATTCTTTTGAGATTATTTTTAAAAGAGAGCAGTTGGCGGAAGATGTCGCCTTTATAGCAAGATCTCTTGGTTTTCATGCCCACATTAAGAAAACAAATAAGGGGATAAAATCTACTGGTTTTGTTGGTGAGTATTTTAGAGTTGGTATTTCTGGAGATTGTTCACAAATACCTGTCAGGGTTGAGCGCAGAAAATGTGAAAAGAGAAGTGTGTGGAAAGATGTTCTTGTTTCTAGCATAAAGGAGGTAAAATCTGTTGGTGAAAAAGACTATATCGGTTTTATGGTGGATGGAAACAATAGGTTTTTACTTGGCGATTTTACAGTTACACATAACTCCCTTATCGCTTGTTTGGTTCAATTGTGGAAATTCTTTTGTTTCCCAAGACAGCAGATAATGTTGGGTGCAAACTCAAAAGATCAGGTTAAATTCGTTCACTATGATATTATGAAAGAAATTATTCTGAACTCGCCTAATCTTTTAAAAATTATTGGTGCAAAGAATTTGCAAGAAAAAGAGATGAGATTGGTTGATAATAAAAAACGAGTAGTTTCTATGGTTAGATCAATTTCATCGTTTTCAGGTATTGTTTCAAACATTACCGGATATACGTTCTCAGAAATTTTTGACATGAAGAATCCAAAGTTTTTTGTTCAGCTTGACGGATCTATCCGAAACATGCCTAATGCAATGGGCGTCATAGATTCCACTGTTTCTGAGAAAACGCATATCCTTTACCAATTATATGTAAACTCACTGAAAGAGAAAGATAGTGGTTCTGTTTATTTTTCCTATCGTTGTTCACCAAAAGGAATTCATGAAGATTTCTTTAATCCGCAGATGACGCAGAAACAATTAGATGATTATCAGAGTAAATTTCCTCCTGCTGAATTTGCACGATATTTTAAGAATCTTTGGGATTCTGGAGTAAGGCGTGTTTTTACTGATGCACAGCTAAAAGCCATGCACTATTTGAAATTTAACAATTCTACGTTTTTGGAATCTCAAAACCAGATTATTCCATTTTTCACAGCCATTGAAGAAAAGACGCGAGAAATAGAACAACGCAAAAACAACGGATTGGAATATTCTGATACAGAAATTATCGAATTGAATAAACTTCCGGATTCTGCGCTTTATGCGATGAGTAACATATATCGTTTGGATAATAGCATCTATTTTTGTGAAATGGCTTCCTTGTCAGATTTAATTGTTTTAGAAGATATTTTTGATACTCATTGGTGTGTTGGGGTTGGAATAGATAGAGCGGACCCGTTAAAGGGTAAAGTTGATTTTAATGATCTAGGAAAGACGAAAAAAACTACTGGTGCTAGAACGATGATAGTTTATGTCGCCAAAGGGCTTCCGGGGAGCCGATCAGATTCCCGCAAGTATTTGGACCCGGATTCCGTCAACAAGTACGTGTACGTCATTCTGGGAGTTAAACATGCCAATACTTCTACCATTGAAGAGATCAAAGATGAAATCAATTTAGCTGATTCTGAGTATGGAGGGATTGATGCTATCTGCTCAGAAAGGTGGGGCATGTTCGACATCATTACTTGGTGTGATGAAAAAGGCGTGGACATTGAATTAATTTCACCAACAAATGATAAACAGAAAGAAGGGTTTTCTGAGCTATATTTATTGGTGGCCTCTGGAAGGATCAAGGTTGCCCCTATAGGCTACGCAGGGAGCCGGGGTAAGGATATTCTAATGGAGGAGATGAGTATCCTTGAGAGTGACGCTGATAAGGTTTGGTACGGTTCTCCTGAAAAGAATAAATCGGATGGTGTTCAGGATGATACTTGTTTTGCTTTAGTGTGGTGTATCTACGGTTTGCGTTTCAAGTCTGTCGAGGATATGAGGCCAAGAGTAGGACAAGGTTTTATGGGGCAGTTCATCCAGCAAAAAGATTTAGTTGGCAAATATTAGGAGGGCCAAAGTCATATGGGAAAGGAAATGGAAAAGCCTAAAGTTCTGTATGTTGATGATGAGGTGAGACAAAGACTGATTGACATTCCGGATGAGAAATTGATGGAAATGTCTTTTAATGCTGTTTTTCAAAGAAATGCTACTGCAAATGTTGAATATGCCATTGATGGCGATGGATTTCCAATTTACAGCGGTGGGATTGAAACTCTTTTGGAAAACATAACTGAACTTCAAAAAGAGTGCTGGAATAAGTTTAACACAAATCCACAGATAAGCACAGCAATATCTGATACTGCCGGATCTCTGTGCGGAAAAGGGTTTGGGTTTGTTTCTTCGGAACCTGATGTTGCTGAGTTTTTAGAGGAATTCATTTATGATTCACGTAATCGCCTTTATTCTAGTTTTGCTAAGTATGTTACCCGCAGTGAGATAGAAGGAGAATTGTTTCTTTCCGTTACTCTTCATGAAGATGATGGGTTTGTTGAAGTAGATTTTATGTCTCCTGCTGCCCTAAAAGACATTTATTTCCATCCAAACAAAGGAACAATGCCTCTTTTGTATGAATTTGATGTTACTGAGACTAAAAATGGTGTTGAAACCAAAACTACAAGACAAATTCCTTCCATTTATGTTTCGGAATTTCCATCTTTGGCTAAAGAAATGGAAAATTTGTCTATTTTTGACAAGACGAAAATCTACAGAAAACATACAAAAACTGGTGTTTGGGCAAAAACTAACGGCTATCAGACATTTATTATCTCTTGGGATAAAGGTTTGTTCACAAAAAGAAATGTTTCTTCCATGAGAACAACTTTGGAGTGGGCTAACCACTATGAAAACTTAAAAAGGTACGAAATTGACCATAAAAAGTCTTCTGGTGCTTATTTGTGGGCTTTTTCTTTTGAAGATCCCAAAGCTTTTAAGAATTGGTTGCTTTTGAAAGAAGAAGAAAGGCAGAAAACAGGAATAATGGAGAAAAAAACTCCCGGTGGCTCCATTATTCTTCCTCCCGGAGTAAAACTTAGTGTTCATAACCCCAATCTTCCAAAAATATCTGACTCTGATACCGATATTATGCAGATGGTTGTTTCTGGCCTTAATCATTCTGAAGATATGGTAAATGGAAGCAGTAGCGGAACGTATGGGTCTGTTAAAGCGTCTAGAGGCCCTGAATCTGATAGAAGTGAAAATAGAAAAGAAAACTTCAAACTATTTCTTATTCACGATTTCTTTAAACACGTTCTTAGGCTTCATAGTTTTGTAAAAAAAGATTTCAAGCTGAAGAGAGAAAGGGAAGTTGTTATTGATTTTAGAAATAAAAAAGAAGTCATGGGCAAGAAAAAGGTTAATGTTTGGGAATGTGTGGATATTACTTTTCCTGTTTCTGAAATCAGTGATTTGGAAAGTAGGGTTAAAGCATATCTGGGTGTTAAGCACGGATCTCTTGTGGATGCTTTGGGAATACCGCCGTCTTATATTGCAGAGAAACTTGGATTTACTGGGTACAAGTATCTTAGAATGAGGGCTGCTACAGAAGAGAAGCAATTTCCGGATCTTATCAGCACAGTAGATAGTGATGCGCTTGACACACAACAGGAACAGGGTATTGAAAAACCTAAGACTGAGAAGGAGGGCGATAAAAAACAGCCAGTTAAAACTAAAAAAGGAGATAAAAAGAAAGTATGAATACGAAAAGGGGATCTACAATACTTTCGGATTTTGTAGATAATGTTTGGTATATATATCCGGAAAATTTTAGGTTTTTGTTGGATCTGGTAACATCTAATATTAATTTTGACGAAAAGTTAGCTTTAGAAAAGAGACTAGATATTCAGCAAGTGAATGATTCTAGATCTAAAGTGTTGGGGGATACTGGAATCGCTTATATCCCTGTAAGAGGGACTATCCATCCCAGAGCTTCTTTGTACACTGAGGTTTGTGGGGGAACTTCCATTACTGCCCTCACTTCGGAGTTTGTCAGTGCAAGAGATAATCCTAATATTAAAGCTATTCTTTTTGATCATGATAGCCCCGGCGGTATTGCAACGGGCATTAATGCTTTTTCTGAATTGGTCTACAATTCCAGAGGAAGTAAGCCGATTTATTCATTTGTTGATGGTACTTGCGCTAGTGCTGATTTTTGGATCGCTTCTGCCGCATCAAAATTGATAATTGATCCTACTGCTCGTTTGGGTAGTGTTGGGACAGTTGTTGGGGTTCCTAAAAAAGGAGCGGATGAGGCTTATATCGAGATTACAAACAGCATGTCTCCTTATAAGCGTCCTGATGTGGAAAAGGAAGACCATTACAAATCTATCGTTAAATATTTGGATGAAATGACGGATGTGTTTTATGACAGCCTTTCAAAACATTTTTCGGTGTCACGCCAGCATGTAATTGAAAGCTTTGGAAAGGGCGGTCTTAAAGTTGGTGAGAATGCTGTAATTGCTAAAATGGCTTCAAGAACTGGTAGCTTCGATTCATGTGTGGAAGAGATTTTAAGTGAAGTTGACAGTGGTAAGTTTGTTCAAGTAGTAGATAATTTGTCTGGGGCTGATATTCAAAAAAACGGAGGAAATATGGATATTAAAGAATTGAGGGCCAATCATCCTGAAGTTGCACAGGAGATTGAAAAAGAGGCCGTTCAGAAAGTTGAGCTTGAAGTGAATGATTTGAAGGAAAAGAACAAAGGATTGGAAGACGAAAATAATGCCCTGAAGGGCATTATTGTTGCGAAGGAAAAGGAATTGTCCACTGTTGCTGCATCTGAAATTTTCTCTTCCCTCTTCTCTGAATCCTCTATCCCTTCTAAATTTTCTGCTAAAGTAGAAAAAGACACCAATTTGTCTGCCTTTATTAATGAAGATGGTAAACTGGACAAGAACGGTTATTCCGAATCCTGTTCTGCTGCTATTGCTTCTTGGGCTGCTGATTTTGAAGGTATTGTTGTTGCGGAAAATGGTTCTGTCGCTGATGACTCTGAAGAGGAGTTGAAGGACAAGAAGGTTCTTGGAACCGGAACCCCGGCTGAAGAAATTATAGAAGAAGATAATAAGACTGATGAAAGCCTTATTGATCGTCTTCTCAACATGGCTATTAAATAAATTCGGAGGATAATATGGCTAAAGGTGCAATGGGTGTAGGCATTACTACTGCTGGTCTTGGCGGTTTTACTCCGCAAGTAAATCGTACTGGTTATACTTCTCTCCGTGAACGTAGATTGTTCTACTCCCAGAGAGAAATGGGCCTTTTCATGCAGAAAATGATTCGTGGCGGTTACGGTGAATTGAAGGCCGGTACGGTACTGGCTGAATCTTATGCCTCCCCTTACGATCTGGTCCCTTATATTCCTGATACCATCGCTATTACGGATGTTGGCCGTGTAATGCTGGTTACTGGCTGTAACGTGACCAATACGTTTAAGATTTGGAAGGAAGATTCTGGAAAAATCAAAGCTGCTGATGTTATCGTTTTGACTGACACTGATGGAACTTACGAAGAAGCTACTGTTTCTACTGTGGTTCTTGATGCTGATGGTCGTATGGCCACGGTAACTCTTTCCGGAAACACCACTGGAAACTTTGAAATTGGTGCAAAATTGGCTTGCTGCTATATTAAGGCTGCTGCTGCGTCAAAGCGTTCTACTGCCAAGTATGTTCTTGATCAGGACGTTTTTACAGGGGAATACGATAATCCGAATGGTGCTCAGACCAGCGTTTTCGTGTCCAATGGTATTTTGTACAAAGACGGTCTTATTGGTCTGGATACCACGGCTGCTACCTCGTTGGGCGCAGTCATTGATGGAACTTTCGTAATTTTCAAGTAATATAGGAGAAAGCAGTTTATGTCTAAAAATACTTCTAATGCACTGCGTTTTGAAACGCTTACCGGAGTTATCAAAAAGCTCCCTATTGCGCCGGATAATATGTTTCTGAATCTTTTTGGTGTTGATCAGGAAGAGTCAGATACTATTCGTTGGGGTGCTGAATACGGTTCTATCGGAATGACCCCGTTTGCTGCTCCCGGTGCTCCGGCTCCTGTGACCACCGATGACACTTTCTATGGGGAAGGTTCGGCTCGTGCTGCCTTCTTCAAGGAAAAGCGTTATTTTGATGAGCAGTTCTTGAATAACCTGCAAGATCCTATGGACCCGTTTAAGCGTAAAAAGGCTGAACAGGTTCTTGCTGAAAATCTTCAGAAAATGAACTACCGCATTGATCGCCGTCGTGAGTGGATGATTGCTCAGATGCTTTTCCGTGGTGGTTTTTCCTATTCTCAGGAAAAGGGAATTCGTCTTTCTGTCGATTATGGCATTCCTGCTACCCATAAGCTGACTCTGGCCGGTCAGGATGTTTGGGGAACTGGAACCACACGTAATCCTGTTGAAGACATCTTTGACATGAAGAAACTGCTTTCTGATGATGCTGGTGTTTCTCCGGAATACACCATCACCACGACTGAAGTTGTTAAGATGTTGATGTTTGATACGAATGTTCAGGAATTGCTGAAGAAGTCTACTTTCGGTGAAGGTAACTTGTTTGCTAATCCTGTGCCTGTTTTGGCTTCTTTGCTTGGTGTTGGCGATCTTCGCGTTTATGATGCTAAATATGAAGTCCGCTCTTATTTGGCTGCTAATGCTTCTGCCACAACCACTTTTACTGTTGAAGATGCAACCGACATGGAAGTTGGTGCTACTCTCCGCATTGTGGATATGAGCAAGAATCGTTCTTGGGAAGATTTGACTGTTTCTAACATCAACTTTGCAACCAACGTGGTTACTACGTCTGGTGCTTGTACTGGATCTTACAAGAGTGGCCGTGACATCGTTATCTTGAAAAAGAACTTTGTTGATACGTACTCCTTCATGATGTTCAATACGATGTCTGAGGGCAAGAAAGTAGCTAAGATCATGGAAGCTCCTTATGGTATTCCTCGCCGTTATGGTAAGTTTGCTGATTCCAAGTTTGAATGGGACCCGGATGGAGTCTGGATTCGTGTACAGGACAAGGCCCTGCCTGTTCTTTACAATCCTGAAACCATCGTAACCATGAAAGTGAAATAAGTAGGGAAATGACATGAAAATTCGCTTGAAAGTTTCAGTGAAAGCTAGGGGAGGTAGAACCTACATTCCCGGCATGTATGACACGAAGGATCATCCTGAATTGGCTGCTTCTTTGGAAGGTGAAGAAAGAGAATTTGTTTTTGAAAAGCTTCCTAACCTCGTAGAAGCTCCTGAAGAGGAAATCTTTGAGGAAGAGGAAACTGAAGAAGAAACAGAAGAAACTGAAGAACTGGAAGAAGAGCAGCCGGTAAAGAAAAAGAAGAAAAAGAAGAAGGTTTAAGGTTATGGCAGAACTCACAAGCCTTGCAGATTTAGTTGGAAAGCTCCCACTCAGAATGGGGTCTAATGCGGAAAACTTATCTGAAGAAGGTTTTGAAGTTGCTGCTGAGAGTGCGATGAATGAATTGGGGTGGGAGCTTCCGTGCTCCCACCCCAAAAAGGTTTTGTGGATAATGAATCGTGGGCTGAGATACTGTGTAGAAATTCTCATGGTGGAATCAGCCCACAAATTCAGATACGATAAAATCTTCCTTCAAAACCGATTCGCACATTATAAGCAGATTATAGATAAAATGGATCAGGATTTCATGAAAGCGATGGAAGATGATCCGGGTCTATTTTCAACAACTTCCACTTTAGATGAAAATTTTGTTCTTAATGGTGTAACCAGATATATTCCTAATATCAGGGATTATGACATTTACGGGAGGGAATAATGGGCATTGCCGATGATCTTTCCCAAGTTTTTAAAGAGATTGGTTCTAAGATTCAGGTTCTAGATTCCCTTCCTGTGGTTTATGAATATGTGGATTATTCTAAAACTGACAAGGAGGGTTTTTTCGTTTGTACACTTTCCAGTAAAACAAAAGTAGTTCCGGGGAATGTAATCTCTGTTGTTTCTAATGGTGAGAAATATCTTGTTTTGCACGTAATAAAGCAACAATTTGAAAATTCTGTTGTCTTGGTTGAAGCTGCAATGGTTTATTGTAGGAATGCAGTAACAATAAAGCGTAAAACAGAAATAAAAGACGCCGTAACGAGAGAGAAGGTTAGTGTTTGGAGCAATATATCTACAGCTTATTGCTTTATTTCTCAGACTACAACCGGAAATACGATTAACGCTGAAAATGATGAAGCTTTCGTAAATGAGAAAAACAAGAAGCTTTTTATCTCTTCCACTGTTGGGGTTAAAACAGGCGATAGAGCTTCTTTTAATGGTGTAAATCTTCAAATCGGAGATATTGACATTTTACGCTATCCGGGCGTGGCCGTGTGCGAGTTGTTTGAGGATGACAGGCCATGAGTAGCAAATTTGTCTACACGCCCCCTGCACACAAAGTCTTGTTCATTTGGGGTGATGCTGGATCGGCTACTGGCAAGTATCGTTTAGCATCAAAAGCTAACTTGAATAAATACATTGAAGTCAATGTAATTCAGGTTGTAAAAAAGGCGTTAAACTTTTATGTTTCCTTGTCTGATCGTGGAAATGCTCGTTTTAGTAGAAAAGCTGCGGAAGCTTGTGCTAAATTTGTAAGGGATCAAATAAGGGCAAATGCGTACTCTTCAATGGTTCCCAAAATATCATCTGATTGGGCAGCTAGAAAAAGACATTTAAAGCTTGCTCATCAAGTTGGTATGGCAACAGAGCAGATGGTGAGAAATATTGTCCATTTTAGAACAAACATCCGGGATCATGCACTTGCAGAAACAAAGCATACTGGTTGGGTTGTGGGCATAAATCAAAAAGCGGATTACAGTAAAGATGATGAAACCATTAATAGGATCTCCCACGATATAGATTTGGCAAAAGGAAGAAAACTAAGAGCTAATAGAACAAAACGTGCAGCAGCAAGTGATGGGAAATATAACCGATCATCTGCTGATTTTCAGAATGCAAAACTTTATTGGTTAGAGCATGGAAGGTCTGGAACTGGTAGCGGGACGAAAAAGAGGAAAATGCAACCACCCCGACCAATTTACACAAAAGCTGTTGAGGATTTTATTAGAACTAGATTTAATTTTGAAGATTTTGTTGGTCAGTTAAAATTTGATAATCGTGGGCATTTATCTTTCAAATTCAAACACCACAGATAGGGTTTACATAAGGCGGCAATATGGATATTGTAAATGTGCAAGTCAGAGATGTGGTGTTTGATATAGAGTTCTCCCTTACAGAATTAATTTTACTAGAAAAGGCTCTGAATAACACCACACTCGACTTGTCTTCTTTTACAAATGTTGAAGAGAAGATACAGGTTGAAGAATCTCTTACTGGTTTTTATGATTTGATTGTATCAGCTATAAAAGGCAATGAAGATGCAAAGGACTAATTACAACGGACTTAAAATATCTTTGGAAAAGTTCTTACAAGAACACCTTCCTGATATTTTGATTATAACAGATCCAACAGATATTCCGGAGAATGAGCCGGATAGTTGGATTTCAGTAATTTATGGTAATTGTGATTTGATTTCTATCGTAAAACGGGCAGAGATTTCTTTCCATTGTTTAACAAAAAATGATGCTGGAGGATTCATTCGGTCTAAACTTATTGATAGATTGATTGAAGCTTTTCACGATTATACGCAAAACGATACAATTCGGAGAATTCCGTTTTATATCGTAGAGAACGGTAGTTTGGTGCAAAAATCTTCAATATTAGCCTCAGACACTTTTATTGATGGTCACTATCGGCTCACGACTGACATTACCGGACAGACAGTAAGATTTGAATTGGTTTGGTGTTAAATGGAAAAAGAATTCACAATCTACTGCACAAAATGTCAGAAACCACTGATAAAGCGTTTACCTAATGGATTATGGCATTTTATGTTTGGTAAGCGGAAAAGTGGAGCTTTGCCAACGGTTGACCTTTATGTACATGGGAACATAAAGATGAGATGTTGGCACGGTGATTGTTTAACTTGGAATGTCTTAAACTTCTTTCCCATCAAAAACAAAGATAATTCATTGGAGGATTAAACATGGCTCTTAGAACTGGTCCTATCACTAAAGACGCTTCAACCGTTGCCGTTGGTCTTGCTCAAATTCGTGTTGGTAATTCTGCATCCACTATTTCTAACTTTAGCCCTGCTTTGACTGATACGCATTCTATCGGTGCTTTGGCTGATACGAAGCTGGTTTCCAATATTGAGTATTGGAAGCTGGAATCTGGTTTTCCTGCACAGGAAGATTTGTCCATTCCTTTGAAGGAATCTGTTTCTTTGGAATGCTCTTTTAAGGAAATTACCCCCAGAACCCTTGCTCTTGCGCGTGGTATCGACATTACCGGCGGTGGTTCTGCTGTAACTCCTGTGGGCATGGCTACTCTTAATTCGGCTGCTGGTACGTTTGGTGCTGGACCGA